GTGGTTGATTTGTCTTGGCGGTCCCAACGGGATTCGAACCCGTGATCTCTACATAGACAGTGTAGCGCCCACTCCAGACTGGACCGTGGGACCGTAAAGCGCCCCAATCAGGGCACGGGGGTGTCTTTCCTACCCGACTATCCTACTTCAAGAGGTAGGATATACCCAGCAGCACATAAAGGGCTATGTGGGACGTATTGGATTTGGATTCGAACCGATCCTTCCGCCACTAAGGGCGGCATGGTGGGCGATACTGGGATTGAACCAGTGACCTTCTGCGTGTAAAGCAGTAGCTCTCCCACTGAGCTAATCACCCATACCCTACTTAATCCACCAATGGTGGAGCGTATCGGGTTCGAACCGATGACCTTCTGCGTGCAAAGCAGATGCTCTCCCAAACTGAGCTAACGCCCCATTTGTCGTCCAGAACCAGAGCCCAAAACTATTCGGCATAGGAGACCCCTGAACTGGTCGACATGGTAACCCCAAGGGGAATCGAACCCCTACCTCCGGGATGAAAACCCGACGTTCTAGCCGCTAAACTATGGGGTCAGGATGTCTGGACAGGAGAGGGGAGGGAGCAAAACCCCCCCTCTCCTGTCTATGTCTCAGGCATTCCAGAGGAAGCGCTTCCCCTTCCACCCTAGACAGCACCCAGACCAGTGCTTTTTTTTATGGCGACCCCTACAGGACTCGAACCTGTGACATTTTGGTTAACAGCCAACTGCTCTACCAACTGAGCTAAGGGATCTAACCTGTGTTGACATTGGTTGCGGAAGCTGGAGTCGAACCAGCGACCTCCGGGGTATGAACCCGTCGCGCTACCACTGCGCCATTCCGCAAAAATTAGCTCTGAAGACAGGGCTAGAAATAGGACTAAGTGTTGTCGAAGCATCGTTGAGAGGCTCCAGGCTCGTATAGAGCCTGGAAAGGCAATCGCTTGTGTCCATTGGTCGGGGTGAGAGGACTTGAACCTCCAGCCTCCTGCTCCCAAAGCAGGCGCTCCGCCAAATTGAGCTACACCCCGAAGAAGTACCATCCGTATTGTGCTTTCAAAGCTTGAGGAGGACTCTCGTCCCTCTCTGGCTCTCTGGCTCTATTACGCGGATGGGGTTCTGTTTGCAACCCCATCCTTCAACTTTTTCTTTTGGAGCAGGAGATGGGACTCGAACCCACGGCCTCATCCTTACCAAGGATGTGCTCTGCCAGCTGAGCTACACCTGCTTATTGGGGTAAGCGAGGAGACTTGAACTCCCTGATTCCAGATCCACAATCTGACGCCTCGACCACTTTGGCATCGCCTACCATGGCACACCCAGAGGGATTTGAACCCCCAACCTTTCGGTTCGTAGCCGAATGCTCTATCCAATTGAGCTATGGGTGCATAAGGGGCTGTTTGTCCCAACCCCTAGACCAACATGCTTATTCAAGCTTCAAAGAGAAATTGGCGCACTCGGTAGGATTCGAACCTACGACCCCAGGTACCGGAAACCTGTGCTCTATCCACTAAGCCACGAATGCAAGGCCCTTAAGCAAGAAACCCCCGGAACCTTTTTCGAGGTGCCGGGGGTTTCCGCTGGAATGGGGTAAACTTTCGCCTACCCCTCGGAACCCCCGGCCATATCTTCCGGCTTCACGCCCGCAATGCGTCGTCCCTGGACGCAATGCGCCTCGGGCTTGTGCATATTGGTTGTGGCAGGGCGATTGAGCATGATGTTCCTTTTTCCTATCGAGTAAAGGCAGCCTGCCTTCCTCTTGCACTCTTTCTACTCTGCGCCGAGAGCGCCGTCAACAACTTTTTTTTGAAAAAAGTTCCTACTTTTTTGAAGGAGGGAGCACAGCCATCACCTTACCTCTTGCAAACCGTGACTGCGGCCTGCTCTTCCTTGGCCTGGATGCGGGAAGCGGTCAACCATGGTTTTGTGCTTGCACATCTGGTCCGCTGAGGGGTGAAAAATACAGCACAGGTGGTTAGAGGTAGGCGGGTATGATTGAACCCCTAAACCTCAAGAAGGAGTCTACTCTTATGGCTGCTAAGGAAATCCTTTTCCACCGCACAGCGCAGGAACGCATCACCGCCGGAGTCAACCAGCTTGCCGAAGCCGTCAAGGTCACACTAGGGCCGCAAGGGCGTAACGTGGTGATCCAAAAATCCTTTGGGTCACCTGTCATCACCAAGGATGGTGTTTCGGTTGCCAAGGAAGTTGAGCTTCTAGACCCATTCGAAAACATGGGCGCTCAAATGGTCAAGGAGGTTGCCTCCAAGACCTCTGACGTTGCTGGTGATGGCACCACCACCGCTACGGTACTGGCCCAGGCCATTTACCTGGAAGGCGTCAAGCTGGTGGCTGCAGGCCATAGTCCCATGGACCTCAAGCGAGGCATTGACAAGGCCACCATCGCTCTGGTTGCTGAGTTGGCCAAGCTTGCTCGCGATGTCACCAACAACAGTGAGATCGAGCAGGTTGGCACCATCAGTGCCAACGGCGACCGCGAGATTGGAGAAAAGATCGCGGAAGCCATGGACAAGGTAGGTCGTGGTGGTGTCATCACCATTGAAGAGGCCAAGGGCCTTGAGACCACCTTGGACACGGTGGAAGGCATGCAGTTCTCCCGTGGCTTCTTGTCCCCCTACTTCATGTCGGACAATGAGCGGATGGAGGCGATCCTAGAAGACGCCCTTATTCTGGTCTACGAGAAGAAGCTCTCTGCCCTCAAGCCTCTTGTTCCGATTCTGGAGCAGGTTGCGGGAGCCCGTAGGCCGCTCCTGATCATTGCGGAAGATGTGGATGGGGAGGCCTTGGCAGGTCTGGTCGTCAACCACATGCGCAAGACCTTTGTCTGTTGTGCAGTGAAGGCACCTGGCTTTGGTGACCGCCGCAAGGATCAGATGGAGGACATTGCTGCCCTTACGGGTGCCACCTTCATCACAGAGGAGCTGGGGCTTAAGCTTGAGGACTTGGACCTTGGACATCTTGGTCAAGCGGCACGGGTTCAGGTGGCAAAGGACATGACCACCATCATTGATGGCAATGGTTCAGTTGACGCCATTGGTGAGCGCATTCGACAGATCGAAGGGCAGATCACAAACTCCACATCAGACTATGACATTGAGCGCTTGGAAGAGCGCAAGGCGAAGCTGTCAGGAGGTGTGGCGGTCATTCGAGTGGGTGCCGCTACGGAAGTGGAGATGAAGGAGAAGAAGGCCCGTGTTGAGGATGCCCTCAATGCCACTAGGGCGGCCGTAGAGGAAGGCATTCTTCCTGGAGGTGGTGTAGCCCTCCTCCGGGCGAGCAAGGCTCTCCGGAGTCTTGAGCTGGAAGACGAGGAGGATCGCTTTGGTCTTCGCATCCTCCTCACGGCCATTGAGGCCCCGCTCCGCATGATCGTACAGAATGCGGGAGGTCGTCCTGACATCGTCATCCAGAAGGTCCTGGACAATGATGGAGCCTATGGCTACAATGCACGAACGGGAGAGTATGGTGACTTGGTTGCTATGGGTGTCATTGACCCGGCCAAGGTCACACGCACCGCTCTACAGAATGCCTCTTCCGTAGCCAGCCTGCTACTCACCACCGCCTGTATGATTGCGGAACTGCCCCAGGCAGAAGCCTTGCCCAATGGCTTTGGCCCTATGGGTGGCATGTAGCCCCCACCGCGTTCTAAAACCAAAGGCCTCTCTTCACCATGAAGGGGGGCCTTTTTTTATGCTTCGTTTTCGACTATGGCGTAGAGACTTAGTGTCTCTGGGTCAACCATACACTGCATCTGTTTAGGAAACCCCAGATGCAGAGCCACCCCTCGCAAGATCCCCAAAGCTGCTGCTAAAGGGGTATCTGCTTGCACAGCATTGGTGATCATCAAAGACCTCCCTTGCTTTATGACACGGACGTGTAGGGATACACCATTAGAGAGCTGGATGGAGCCTTGCTCGGTCTGCAAGGGTCTCAATAATTGAATCACTTCGTCACTTAGATACAAGATACTGTCTCCGCGCTCAGGTACCCACCTACTAACGCGGCTCTAGTCTCTAGTCTAGGAACACATGAGAAGCATTGCTGCCATGTGCTGACCACAGCACATAGATTGTGAGACCCAAGGCGAGCAAGAGTGTCAGTGCCTCTAGGGTGTATGTCTTTACTTGTGCCACAATATTCCCATGCGAACAAAGGGAAGGAGCAAGAGCCCTTGAAGGGCGAGGAGCCACTCACCGTGGCAATTCATAAGGTGTTCCATGTTGCTTTTCTCCTAGAACGTTGGAGGTTGGGGGTCTGAAACTCTACCAGAGGGGGATAATCACCTTTTCAGTGCCGTCCTTTTCTCCTAGAACGTTGGAGGTTGGGGGTCTGAAACTCTACCAGAGGGGGATAATCACCTTTTCAGTGCCGTCCTTTTCTCGAATGATCAACTGACTCCCAGCCCCCAACACACCCTGTACATACCGGAATAGACGTACAGCACGACGAACATCCTCATGGGAAAGCACATCCTCGTGCATGTCATCCCCTAGGAATGCCCGAATCCTGTTGAGCGTGTCCACAGGATGGTTCTTTGCGTTGCCTCGCAGGAGTCTGCTAATGACAGACTGGGAAAGCCCAGTGGCCTTCGCCACGTCTACCTGTGTGAACCCGCCTTCAGACATGCTCTGCTGTAGACGCTCGTGCAGTTCTTCGCTCACTTCGCCACCCCAAAGATCTTCTCTAGGGTGGCGTAATCCACATTCGGAAACAGAGGATCCTTCTTCTGAAGGAGATTTTTAATTCTATCCCCTTCTGGTGTGTGGATTGGAATATTCTGAAGGTTCGGGGTTCTAGTCTTCTGAGGCATGGTGTGCTCCTTGAGCAAGGACGTGTAGGTAAAGAGCTGCTATGACAGGAACCCAGACCAAGAGGTAGCGAGAGGCGCGTACCACCACCTTAAAAGCCTTCTTGGCAGGGTGAACTTCCACCTTAGAAACCACCCAAGGGCTCGTTGTTGGAATCAGAACAACGCTCAAACACTCCTCCCTTGATGAAGGGATCAATTAGGCGTGCCGCCTGAAGGCGTGTTTCAGGATCGGGCATCCGATCCAGCCAAGCACGGGCCGCACGGGAAGGGAGGTCCTTCGGCACCATGCCCACCATCTCCACGATATCCTGGGCATGTCCGAGCCAAACACACACGGCACGGTGGCTGAACTCCGTGTAAAGAGTATCCGTAAGGATAGCCTTACGGATGGAAGCGGTTGCCAACCCCACCTGATCGAACATCTCAGGACACTGCTGAGCAAGGGAGGGGAACTTGGTCTTGCAGACAGGCCCCTCGTCTCTCCAATCCATCCAGTGGAACTCGTAGGTGCGCTCGAACCGATCAAGGATCGAACCGTCAATGACGTTGGCAGAGATCATTCTCCCTCTGGGGTCACCACCACCCGCCGTATTGGCGGTGGCCACGAATTGGGTGCCTGGGAAGACCTTGTGTAGGGTGCCTCCGGGACCACGGACTCGCCCACAGGTGGAGTCAAGCACCATACGGAGGAACTCCGCCTGACTCTTGTTCGCCCGGTCGATATCCGTAAGGAGGATCGTGTACGGGATCCGACGACCCGTCTGGGTCTTATACCCTTCACGAAGAGCCACAAGCAGTGACCCTTCCGTCCAGGACGTACCGTCCTTGTTGAAGTCACGAGTGTACAGCCATGACTCAATATCCGTATTTGGATCCACCTGTCGCATGATGGTGGGACGACGGGTGAGGTTGGACACTGCATGGATAAGGGCATCCTTGCCGGTTCCAGGCATCCCGTAGATATATGTGTGGCGTCCACGGAGGACGCTGATCAGCGCCTCAGCGATATCCACAGACAGTTCCCCATGTTCCGGGAACTGGTATGCCTCAGGCAATGGCAGGCAGTCCAGCTCCTCAACATCATTGTTTACGGGTACGACATACCCCTTGATGGCTACGGCCACATCCCTTGGAGGATGTGACCGGCGGATGCCTTCCTGACTCTCCCTCACCTTGTCCAGAAGGAACCCTGAAGCCATGGGTGCATCCGGGTGGGCCAAGAGATATTCCTTGGCAGTCAAACCATGGGCCTCAGCGACATGGTTGCCTAGGAAGTACTGTGTGTGTCCACACACTTGACACGACACAGTCGTGTTGGAGAATGGGATGTGCATTGTAGATTTGATCCTCAAATCTATTACGCAAGGTATTTGTGGTTTGAAACCACAACCTTGAATTTTTTAGAGCAGACCCTTGTAGGTCTGTCCCCTCTTGGTGCCTCGCTTGTCCATAATCTGATTGAGCTTCTTGACGAGAAGGTTGGGGAGTTCTTCCATAGTGGCACTGTAGACGTGATCCGGGAAAACGTTGGCAACGTATTGGGTTCCTAGCCCCATGCCAACACCTACCACAAGGATTCCTGCTTCCTTGGCCTTGCGAATTTGGTAGGCCAGGACCGGGATGTGTCCAGAATCCGGCTGCCCATCCGTCACCACGAACAACACACGGTGTGTTTCAGGGCGGTTGGAGATTTGCTCTAGCGCAAACTGGACACCATCCGCCATGGGCGTGCCACCAGTAGCTTTAATGTTTGCAAAGCGCCAAGACACGACCTGAAAGCGTTCGTGGAAAGCCTTGAAAACATCAATGTGAATTGCGTGGTTACGGTGTGCCTTTGGTGACAAGGAGGGTTCTCCTGGAGCCCCCCCACCATGTCGGAAGCCGATAGCCATTGTGGCACACCCTAGAGCGTCCAAAGGCTCTGTGAGGGCCATGAAGACCTTGGTGGCGTTGACAAGACGGTCACACATGGATCCCGACTCATCCATGACAATGGCTGCTGCCATAGAGGTGTCAACCCCCTCTTCAATGTCAAAGTAGGCGCGTGTGGGCATCTTGCCCGCTTGAAGCGCGGTGTAGGAGTCTACCAGCATACGGCTAGAGATCGCACGACCCTTACGAAGACCATGCTCTTCAGAGGACTGCTCCATGGCCCGCACGATGTTGCGCAGACGAGCGCGTAGGAAAGAGGTCTGGCCCTTGACGCTGGCCAGGAAAGTGCTCGCTCGTCCCTTGTCACTGCTCTTCCCGTTCTGGGTAGCTTGGACAAAGGCTACCGTGTCTCCAGAGCGGTTGTTTGGGCGGTAAGGCATTTCCCCAACCTGGCAGTCTGCATCCTCCTTGGCAGTGGCTTCAGTGAAGGCCTCATCAAAAGCGGAGGCAAAGTCTAGTGCCTTGGACTCACCATTTTCAAGCTGATCCTGAAGGGCCTGCACAAATCCAGACCAATTGGGGTCAGAAGCATTGCCCCCACCCTCCTGAGGCCCGTTGTCCTGAGGAGCATTATCAGATGGATCCTTGCCCGTCTCACCACCCTCGGACTTCTGAGGAGTACCACCCTCCTTGGACTTCTTGGGCTTCTTGCCGGGGGGCATTTCACACCCCTCTTCAAGCTGAATTCCTTCCCCTTCCCCTTCCCCTTCCCCTTCCCCTTCCCCTTCCTCATCGGCAAGGGCAACTTCCTCTTCATATCCGCACTCAAGGCAGATCAGGAGAGCTTGCCCACCCTGAATAGGACGAAGGCGGAGGCTTCCAGCAGGAGCCCCACAGTTAGGACAGGTGTAGGTGTGTGGTTCATTACTCTTCTTTCCCATGTCCTGAGGAACCTTCTGGGACTCCTTGTGAATTGCCACCAGGATCTCCATCGCCAGACGGAGGCTCGCAGTATCATCCTCCCCGCTGAGGTTGATGGCCTCCTCAAGGTAGGGGCGAAGTGCTCCCTCAAAGACAAAGGAGTATGCCTCTGGGCTTAGCTCTTGATACATCTCCAAAGCTTGGTTGGTGCGGGGGGTGTTGTACCCCAGACCCACATCGCGGAAGATGCAGGACACCAGACTGTATAAGTCTGGGACTTTTGGGGCCGTGCTATTTTCCGGAGAAGAATCTTCCTTCTTTTCAGGAGCGGCCTCAGCCAATGTAGGAGCCGCTTCAGGCTTGAAGTGCGCAACCTCCTGATCAAGGATAAAATGCTGAAGGTCGCACATCTTGGGCGCGGCACCGGGGAAATCCCTGCACCCCACTCGCTCAATGCGGATATCCTCCACCAAGTTGGAGAAGTTCAGGATGGCCTTAGCCATCCTTGTCCAAAGGAGTGGGTCCTCCACCCTATCCCACACCCCGTCAATGAGGGCTTCCATTTCCTCCACAGACACCACAGTATTTCGACTGTATTTGGTGTGCCACGCCTCATGGTATGCGCCACCCATGAGGGCTAGTGCCAAGGGGAGGCTCATTTCGTTGGGGGTGCGCGCAATGACGATGTAGGGATCATTGACCCGCAACTCATTGGCCTTTACCACCAATTCCACCATCTCTTCATGAGATGGCTTCCGCTTCTCTCGACTCAAGAAAGAGCAGAAGTGGACCACAAATATCCGAAGCGGCCAGTTGTCCCGGTTATAGAACTGGTCCCCAAAGGAAAACACTGGGCGTACTCCACTGCCTAGGATCGCATCCACCGATGCCTGGTGGGTGCTCAGGAACTTCTGCCCTGAGAAGGTGGGGAGTGCATGTGTACTATGGCTCGTCATATGTGAAACTCCGCTCAGAGCTACAACGTATGGGCAAGGAGTCTTGAAACCCATACCTCGCCTATATGGGCGGGAGAGAGTGAGGTCAACATGCCTGAGATCAAAACCGCCCGATTCAGCCCCAATCGCTTAGACGAGATCGTAATTCAGGAGGCCAAGGACCAGCACCGTGAAGGTTGGTCTGAAGCGTTTGCCACCCCTCCGGTCTACCGTGCAGCCTCCAACTTTGAAAAGGCTGTTGCTAATGGGCTATCCATCTGGCTCCAGAAGACCCCTGCACCGGATGGTGCCACGGCTGCAAACCTCATGCAGGAAGAGGGATCCTATCTGGTATACCAGGCTTTGGTTGGGGAAGTGTCCCCTATGAGGAAACATTGGGGACACGCCATCCCTAACATTGCCAAGGCCGTGATCTTCCTCCAGTACGCTTCCAGTAAAGAATTCAAGGCCTTCAGCAAGGCTGTACAGTTAGCGGCTGAAGACACCACCTACTTGAGTTCAAAGGTCGCTCAATGGACTCCGGGAAGCCTTCGGGATGATAATGAGAGAGACACACCCATCCCATCCAACACATCCCCCAACTCAGGGATTGGTTCTGGAATTCCTTCAGGGGAGGAAGGACACTCAGGGCAACCCCAAGAGAGTTTGCCCCACAGTGCCTCTGTAGAGAGTCTTTGGGGGAGGCTGGCTCAGTCCCTGCAGAAGCGGTAGACCTTGGCTGGACGGCCCCCTAGCTTACCTGGGACACGCAATTCTTGAAGTTCTTGAAGTTCTTCAAGAACCCCATCAGTCTGCATTCGCTTGAACCTTCTACGGAAGTTCGACGCATCAAACCCCTTGCCCTGCACCACTTCATAAACCTCTCTCAGTTCAGAGAGAGTGAACTGAGCAGGGACCATGCTGAGCGCTAGGGGGGCATAATTCAGCTTGCCCCTGACTCGCTCCAAAGCCATAGCTAGGATTTGGTCATGGTCGAAGGCCAGATTGGGCACCTTGGTATCCACAGAGAGCCATTGAGCCTTTTCCGCATCCTCCCCAGCCCGAATGGAATCTAGAAGATCTGGAGAGACTAGGGCGAAGTATGCCACCCCAATGACTCGTGTTCGAGGATCTCGGTAAGCCCGACCAAAGGTGTAGAGCTGCTCCAAATGGACGCGATGCTGCTTCAGCAGGGTTTGGTCAAGACCCGTCTCTTCCCCCAGCTCACGGACAGCAGCCTCTTCTAGATCTTCCCCCTGGTTTTCAAAGGCATCCCCCACATCCACGAAACCACCTGGTAGAGCCCAATGGCCCTTGAAAGGGTGTCCCTTCCGCTCAATGAGGAGAACCTTCAAATTGCCTTCTGCAATAGTGAAGATGACCAAGTCAACGGTCACCGAAGGGCGTGGATATTTGGTCTTGGAGTACTGCCCAAGAAACACCTGTTCGCTCACACCCTCAGACTCAAGGTATCCCATCTTGCCTGTAAGATCTGGCATTATTTCAACCCCATCGTGTGTAGGACATTTCCACGGGGGAAGATGACCTTTCCATTTCGCTTGTACAGAACCATATCTCCACCAAGGACAGGATCTTCAACCACCTTCATTCCTGCAGAGCCCATCCGAACAGAGAATACCTCAAGCTTCTCCTCTTCTGTCATGGCAATACAGACCCCTGTATCCAGAACCGTGAAGTTCAGACCTGCAGGTGAGACATCCTTGCTGAATCTCACGTCATACTTTTGGAAGGTGTCGTTGAATCGAAACACCATCCTGTCATATTTGCCATTGTGCTCTCCCAGCACCATCAAGACTCCGGTTACGGCAGTGGTGCTCCCATTGTCAAACCGTGCGTCGACAACGCGGTAGGAATCCAACTCAGGGAGGTGTATTTGAGGTGTCTTGCCTTCTTGGGGGAAAAGGGTGGCCCAAGCCTTGCCCATGAGATCTTGAATCACAACGCCTGGGAAGAGACGATAGGCATGGTGTGCTCCTTAGCTGAGGAAGTCGAGAGTGGTGGAGGTCTTGGCACCCATGGCCGTCAGGTCACGGATGAGGGCTTTGCCCAAGTCAGAGAACATCGTGGTGCCGGGAGGGTCACCCACGTCACTCATGGCATCGGTAAGGAGGACCAGCTTGGAGACCGAGGCGGCATCAATGTTGGCTGCGAGGTCCCTGATGGTATTTGCTACGCAATGTGAGCGAGCCTCCCCAGCAATGAGGACAATGTCTGCCTTCTCCAGTACCTCAATGAGGGTCGTGTTGAGCTGAGTCGTGTGATCCGAAGGATCAGGGACCTCAGCCTGGAGGCCGGAGAAGTGTTCAGTCCAAGGGTTACTGCCCTTCGTGACAAAATCTACCAAGGCGAACTGGCTCTCCCATCGGGCAAGGGAATCGAACAGTTCTGGGTAGACGTTGTGGCCCCAAGAGCCAATGCGACAGTGGGGCGGCCAGATGCAGTGGGGGTAGCGACCACCAGACTCAAGAGCCTTGAGGTAATCCAAGGTGCGCTCACGGAAGGAAGGAATCGTTGTCGTCCACGTCCCACTCTCCACATCCGCCGCAGTGATGATGGTGAAGGGGTTGGGGTGATTCCCCGAAGAGTCCTTGAACCAGATGGGGTGGGCAATGTCCACCAGCCGGTGGCTGTCAAGGGTGACATGGATGTCAGCAATCTTGCTGCTAAGTCGGTCGACCATGGCCGCAAGTCGGCTCATGTCCTGGTCTGCACCAGGCACGAACAGTGTTCCGTTGGGAACGCAGAAGTCGTTCTGCGGATCAATAATGAGAAGGTGGATGCTTAGTGACATTGGATACACTCTGATTTGAAATCCATCTTGGATTTTCGTGGTTAAGGTAGCCTTGACCATAACCTAAGTCAACACAATTCGATGTTTTTTTCTTCTAGGTGGCCCAGAGGTGTGATGCACCTCTCGAGCATCACTTGGCAAGGGAAAACACCTTCTGAAGCAGGACCCAAGCAGGGGTTCCTTGGTTTGGCAAAATGGTTTTGGTGGTTTTGGTGGGTTCCTGCAGGGCAGTTCGCACCTTAACCAACGCGAGTCCCAGTAGATTCTCTCCCCACTCCACAATGTGGTACAGGGCCTTATCTGCGGCAAAGCCAACACCCCAAATGGAATCCATTGGGTTGGCTTCCACAAGGATAAGGTACTCTGTTTCCAAGAGGGCTTGGCGGAACGCCTCATCCTCTTGACTGCGGGCATAGTTGCCGAAGACTACAAGGTCAAACTTGACTTGATCCCAAAGGGACTGGTCGAAACCTTGTACCTGACGGCCAAGATTCTTCTGTCTCCGTCGGCTAGTCGTAGCCATGATCGCGGCACGAGTTTCCTCATCCCCAAAGAGTCTGGCCTTAGATGCCATCATCCATTGTTCACAGGAGTTGAAAGTCTCCCCCTGAATCCTAAACTGGGTGGCGGACCATTGGGAGAAGATGCCCTTCCAGAAGAAGACATAATGGTTGGTGATCGTTTCACTGGTTACAAACTGCATTGTGCAGTGTACCTTCTGAACGGCGGCCCGAGTCATGGAGACACCACGGGCAAATTGTTGGTGAGGATTCCTTCTGCTACTAGGGCTTCACGGCAACCCAAAGCTGGGATGTTGGGGTTCATCTTGTGGCGTGTGGATGCCTCGATCTTACGAGCCATCCTAAGAAGCCTTCCCACCAACTCATCCAGCAAGCCATGGAAAGGCTCTCCTGCCTTTCGTGCTGACTGTGCAGACGCTGCCAACACAAGCTGGGAATCCGAACTGAACAGTTCAGAACCAAAGAAAAGATCCCCCCCAAAGACCCAACCCCGGTCGAGGAAGCGGCTCACACGCTCAATGAGTCCAACCTTGGTGTATTCACCCGTCTCCACGTCAATGTAGCTGTAGAACGTCTGACCGTAGTCTGAGGCTTTGAACCCAAAGTAAGAATCAAACTCTGCTTCGTCATTGTGGACTTCACCCACACCCCAAAGATCTGGTGTGGGTGCTGCAGAGATGATGGACTTAGGGACTCCCAAAGCAAGAGCCAGCTGGTAGACCTCTCCCTTGGAGAGCATCGCAATGGGATTGGTATCCACCTCCCCATCCCCACCCTTCTGGTAGAAGCGAGTCCAGCGGTCTTCACACTCGTTGCCCGTGCCATGGCGGATGCCACCACCTGCCAGGCGATTGAAACCACGCCCGACAGGAGCACGGAGGGTGGAACGGATGGAGCCGAGGATTGTGGGATCGGCATTTCGCCGAGCGTTGAGATCGTGGCTTGCCTTTGAAGGCTCTGGCTGAGCCAGCTCGAAAGCAGTAATCATCTTGCCCACCAAGTCCTGGTAGATCGGAGTGAGGTCGATTGCAATCAGAGACACCCCGAACACCTTGCTGACCTCTTGGGCACGCTCCAAGGATTCGGGGCTGCTGTTGATCCCCTGATAGACTGCCGTGACATTCTGGGGACCCAGAGCCTTCGCAAGGAGGCCAAGGATCACAGCGGAGTCAACTCCACCAGAGACATCAATCTCTGCCTTCTGGGTGCCCACGGAATTGTGGAAAACTTGGATAGCGGAGATACGGTCTGCAATCAGACCCTGAACATTGAGAACAGGCATGGTCTACTTCCTTCCAATTTGTGCGTTACGCACACTGTAGAGACGGTTGACGATTTCCTGCGTAGCAGGGCTGTAAGTAGGTCGAGTTTGGCGTGTGGCCCAATGCACGACTTCTGAGGCTGTCATGCGAAGACCGAAGGGGAGGTTTTCCCAGTCAGAAAGAATTGCCCCTTCCTTGTGGGGGATCTCCTCCCCTTCCTGAAGGACCACCCCCGTGGACAGGTCCGAAGAGTTGGCGCGGCCAAGGTAGGGCCGGAAAAGCACCGGCTTACCGGGGATGCTCTCCTTGCCTGCACCGGGCTCGTCACCAAACTTCATGGTGGGAGTGTTGTCACTCTGAGTGAGCTTCCACACGGCAGCCACACGGTCACGGGTGAGGACCTCCCACGGCGCGTTGACGATGTATCCGCCAAAGCCGTATGCCTGGTTCTCAGGAGCCACCTTGGTGAAAGCACGCAGAGCTTCAAACTCCTTCACCATTCCCAGGGTGAACCCATCTTCCAAGATGAAGCGCGGGGTGATGCCCATACCCTTGGCCTTCATGCAGGCAATGAGGTACTGTGTGGCCTTGTCTCCGGAGTCAAAGCGGACACTGTCCTTGCGAGAAGGATCCTCTTGGATCAAGGCAAACGCTTCGGGCAACCCACTGTGGATGGTGTCGAAGGTGTCGAGCAAGAAGCTACTGGACCCAGGGAAGCGGTTGCGCATTGCGCGAAAGGCTGTGGCATCACTGCCATAGCGCTGGATGTGCTCATGGCCCATCGTGCCAACGGCCTTGAGCCCCAGATCCTGGGCAAGGGCCACATTGCTAGTGGCCAGAAGTCCCGCATGTTGAGCAGCCTGCAGAGCAAGGTTGTGTTGCTCAAGCCCCGTGGCAGCTCGCATGCCCACTTCAAAGATTCGGGTAGCATCGCCTACCGCCGCGATCAGATTGGTGACGGTCTGTACCACACTGTCTTGGTATTCGGCATACCGGACGTTGATCTCAGGACACTCAACACCAATGCTGGCAAGGGTCTCTTGAACGATCCGCTTTTGCTCCTCTGACGTGACAGAACCCACAATGTCCGCAAGATCTTCAGGGTGGATCTTGGCGATGGTTGCCACCTGGATGCGGTAGTGAAGCTGGAGCACAAGAGGCTCCAACCAAGAGACGATAGCTGAGGGTCCTGTGACAGTGAAGACAGGTTCCCGATCAAAGAACCAGGAGTTCTTGGGGAGGCTCTTGATCACCAACTGATCCGTAGCCAACATGGCCTCTTGGAAGCCTCCGCCCATTGCATAGCCCTGACTCTTGAGATAGACGTAGTCTTCAGCCTTGGAAGCTGTGGGCAACAAGCTTCGAACCATCTCCTTCACATCAAACGGAAGAAAATGGGGGCCACCCTTACGGTGGGAATAATAGAAGGTCTCCTTGGCCAGTGGCCAACCGGCTTCTGCCATGGAAAACTTGTACCCATCTGTGTCAAGCAATTGCGGTGCCATTTGTCGTGCCCTTCGGTTGAAGTCTTGATGACCAATACCTAGCCTTTGGTATTGTGGGTGTCAACCGAGAAGACAAAATAAAAACAACGAGGAGTGAGCTTGAGCCAAGAACCTACAGTAAACCTCCAAATTTCTTTCTCGGTTAACCCTGAAGGGAAGATGCAATCCAGTCATCAACCGCAAACGGAAGAGGATCTGAAGGCGTTGCAGTCTATGCCTGGGGCGGGACAAGAGACCATGGCTTTTGCCATGCTACGGGAGGCTGTCCGTAGAGAGGCTAAGGTGGCCTGTCTGATCAACTTCTCTCAGGACCCGCACAAGTTGGTGCTCTACCAAGCCATGACCCCTGCTGCACAAGAAAAGTACGCGAAGGACATGGAGGAAAAACTCCAAAAGTACCTTGTAAAGATGATGGATAGGATGGCTCGTGTGGGCATAAGAGAAGCCCTCCAAGATTTTCGGGAGATACCCTCGGTATAAGACACGGACTGTTTGGGGTACCTATCGTTACTGGAGAGGTTATGCTACGGAACTTTTACCCAATGTTGGAACAAATCATCACCCTTTGCTGGGACACCCGACAAAGATCCGCTGGATCTCTAGCAGTGGATGCACACCAAAATGGGTGGAGCCCAGAGCAGTCAATTCGAGAGGGGTACGCCGCTGGGTATTTTGACGCCCTTTCGGACATGGCCTCCCACAACGCACTACACTGTCCAACGGTTGTTGGACAAGACGCACAAGCATAACACCTTGGTATGGGGCGTTCTCCGAAACTTAGGCAGCCTGTGTCTTTCGTAGCTTGAACTCATGCCGGGCCTTATTGCACCGGCATTCTGTGCTGCAGTACTTTCGCTTTGGTAGAGCAAGCTTGCGGCACTGCTCCCATTCGCACTTGCCCTCATAATTTTCAGGTATTTCCACCTCTACAATATTGCTGTCCACAATGGCTTGATCGATAAGGGCATGGATCTTAGCATCCATGGGGCGGAAATTATTCTCCACTCGGTCCTCAATTTCTGCGTGCTTCTTGCGCATCAAATCTAGAACTCGGACAACGGTGTTGTAATCCGTTGTCCCCTGCACCCTTTGGTTGTAGGTTTCCTGAAGCGCGTACATCTCACGCACTTGGCTGTAGGTCACCTCTAGGTGATTAGTCTTAGCTTTGCACTCCGCATTGTGCTTTACAGCTACAGCACGATTACGACCACGGGTATAGCGCACCTGATGGGTGGCAGAGTCTAACAGGGTCTTTGAAAGACCCTGGACAGTCTGGGCTTGTTGCTGGGCAAAGATCAAATGAGACTGAGGGTTTTCCTGCACATGGTTGGAGTGTGCAGCCTCCCATTCGGCCATCTGACGCTCCCGCTCTTCCAAGATACTCTTCTCCCCATACATCACCTTGCCACAACGAATGCAGTGCAGGGTGAGCCCTCCATCGTGGACCCCGGACCAAAGACGAACTGTGGTCGTTTCGATGTTGGGGGACTTACACTTGGGGCATGTCATCTTGAAGTCCAAGAGGACCTCCTGTAGTTGGTATTCAGCCTATGATAAACAACGGGTAGATATCCTAAGGAAGGGCCATGAGCAAGAAGGTTGCACAAGCCAATCTCCAACCTGTGCGTCAACGCACCCAATATTCGTGCATGGCTTCCTCCATGTCAATGGCCCTCAACGCTTTGGGGTTTGCTACGACAGAGGATGTGGTCAACGAGACTATGGGTGCCCGCCCAATGAAAGGAGCTGCATGGGAGTCCGTGTTGGCGTGTGCTCAACACTTTGGAGCAAGGGCCACCCTTACTGTCCCTGCAACCATCCAGCAGCTGAAGGGTTGGACTGATGCAGGAACACCTGTCATGATCGCGTGGAACCCTGAGGGCAGGGAGTGGAGCCATGCTTCGGTTGTCTTTGATGTAGTGCGAGGGCCGATTGAGCAACAAGCTTCCCATGAGGTGCTACCCGATGGTGGTTTCCAACGTGGTGGCTTCTATGTCTATGTGGCCGATCCCAATATCCCCAACCCAGAGAAGACCGTCCGAGTCGTCCACGAAGACGACTTTTACTCCAAGTGGTATGAGAAGTGGCCTTCATATCTTGTGCGCCGCCCCGCTTGTGCCCTAGAGCGTGAGATCACACCCGAAGGCAAGCAGGTTATGGCATCCTTGGTTTCAAGGGTGGCCTCTTCCCACATGGCCTCCGAAGTCTTTGTTGACCAATCTGGAAATGCCCATGACGCCGAAGGCAACACCTGGTATGTTGGGCCGCAATGGCAGGGGCACTACTTTGGGACTAGGGAGATCATGAAGCTCCCCAAGCCGCCTATGCCACCAAGATCCACTCCTCGCCCCAAGGAGGTCGAACCTTGGAGAATGGATAGGCTAGGGCTTGCACTAGCTATTGCGGGTGACCATGTGGCTCTTAGTTTTGTGCGCAAGAATATAGCGTCTAACCTGTCCGAGAAACAAATGGCTTGGGTTGAGGGGTTGGAACGCAAGTATGCTAGCATCCTTCGCCAACTGCCTGAAGACCCCCCCACCCACCTCTCCCCGCGAGGCGGGATCTCCTTGCTTTTGAATAAGGCACACCCACAAGACATAACCAAGCTGAGCAGGTTCTTTGACTTTGGTCCTGAAGACCGAGGCCAACGACCCATGGGTGTCAAGGGTGACCCCAACTTCCCTTGGCCCTCCGCAAAACAGGAAGCCCCTGTAGGACCAACATTGGGTCCAGGACGCATCGGTTTTGACAACTACCAGATCCAAAAGATGGCCCCAATCCTCAAGAGTCTCTATGAAGCGACTGGGTCCAGCATCTTCAACAGCTTCCTGCGGGATCTGACCGCAAGGAAGGGACTCACTGAAAAGCAACTCATGGTAGTTGTCCGTGAACTTTCTCGCAAGGGGCTTCGGGAAGAAGCCCAATTGTTCCAGCCTTAAGGAGACACCCATGTCTGAAAAGCTATCCGTAGAAGACTACACCAACATGATCAATGCCAAGTTCCACAAGGACAAGCATATGACCGTGGACGAGGTGTCCGAAGTCGTAGGCCCAGAGTTCAAGGAAATGAACGAGAACCCTCCCAAAGAGGTGACGGATCTCAGGGATGAGATGCAGGGCAAGGTTGCAAAGTTCCCTAAGGGCGTGTCTATGACTGTAGACGAGGTGGCTGAGGTCGTAGGTCCCGAGTTCAAGGAAATGAACGAAAACCCACCTAAAGAGGTGACGGATCTCCGGGATGAGATGCAGAGCAAGGTTGCTGCAGCCCCTGGAAAGACACAGGCCACTATTCTGGCGTATATGGAGGATGCCAAGAAAGCAGCCCTCACGGATATGGCTCGCCACCCTATGTTCCGAGGGGTGCCTTTCCAGGATATCGAGCGGTCGGCGGAGGTTCTGGCCAAGAAAGGCCTGATCACTCTTTCGGATGACCCTTCTAGGGGCACTCTACTCCGCATGGCTGCAGGAGGGTTGTACGGGCACACCAAGCAGACCCAATCGGATGTGGAGGCTAGTGTACGCAAGGCCCAGAAGAAGGCCTTGCAAATTGCCAAGGTGGCCTACCGCAAGGATGAGCGTGTGGCAGCCTTCCTCCAAACCCATGCCAAGCGTGCCAATTCAGACACAGCGAAGATCCTTGTGAGCGCACTGAAGCAGGTCGGGCCTCGTGTGGCTTCAGACAACCAGACTGCATCCGTCGTGGAATTGGACAAGGCAGCACTTGCCTTCCGGAAAATCCGTGAGTTGCTCAAGCATGAAACAGGGCATGCAACCCTAGCCTTTGTCAAGGCTCTTGACAAAGAGCCTTCTCACTACTTGGGTCGAGAATTCAACCACCTCATGGTTCAACTCTTCACCATGGAAGAGGAAATCGGTGAAGATAGCCCCATCGCGAAGAGGATCCAGAAGCTGTGGCTGGACTTCATGGACTACAGGTCGGCATCTCAGCTTGAGGCCAAGAAGGGGGTCCAGATCAAGGTCAACGACAAGGTAGTCGTTGGTGTTAAGAACGGGAAGTTCTATGTTATTGTCCAGGGAATGATGACAACCTTTGATTCCAAGACACGCTTCATCTATGCTCTGAAAAACGAATTCAAAATTCCTTCCCATGAAGTCGAAGACTTGGTATCTCGTCTAGTCGTTGGGAAGACCGCCAAGGTTGTGGATGCTGGCTTTGGACTCTATGGCCACTCCGCCAAGGTAGCTTCGCTAGGGCTAGCGGCCTGTGCAGAGATTCGGTCGGAAGTAGGCAAGGTGGCCTACGACCTTCACAGCCGTCGTAAGGCACAGTATGGCAACATCACCGGGTTCTTGAAGGAGCACTCCAAGACCGCTCGTTGTGGCTACTCTAGGATGCTTCTGTCAGCCTACCCTGACTACACCCCTGAGTCACCCAAGACAGCATCCTCCGTTGAGGATTGGCTGTCTTGGGACGAGTAGCCTATCACTCAGAGATATTGATAGCATTCCACATGTACAGAGCATCGGCTAGAGAGATGCTCTGTACAAGAACCAGACCCTCCTCTTCACCAAAGAATTTGGCGAAGTAGTTTTCCATCCACGAAAGGATGTGATCCAAGCTCTCAAGCCGTGTGAGGGGGAGTTGGTTTTGCTTCATAGGATCCATCAGAGACCTCGCAAGTCAAAGCAGGTGATGTGGAAGGCACCCTTACCCACAACAATCTTTGCGGGGGATCCCCGCACAATCTTCTCCTTGCAGAATGCACACAGTCCCTCTGACGGGAGGGAAGCCATATCCACTACCTCCTCCTCTTCGGGGGGCTTGCTTTTGATCGCATCCAGAATCTGTGCGAGGGGATCCCTTTTCTCTTCGGGAAGTAGGGCATCCGTGTGGGTGTTCCACAACATGATCTCCAAATCCCGAAGCTTTGACGCCTCTTGTGCGAGTAACACAGAGAACTGCTGAGCGCAGCTCACCTGCAAAGAGCACCCCGTGCATACCGTAGATCGGGGGGAATGGGAGCCAAAGCATGGGGTGGCCTGTGCTGCTAGGGCACAGATGTAACGGTCCTTGCTGTAGCTGTCAGTACCTACAGGGTTGCGCCAAGACACAGGGTCCGGGTCTTGTTCTTCTACACGGACCATAGATGCCTCTTCTGGTTGCGGGATGGGGAGGTTGAAAGCCTTGAGAGAAGACAAGCCGTCCTCCGTAAGGCACCACTTACCGCGCGAACCCTTTTGTGCAAGTCCCTGCTTACACAAAATCTTGTGGAAAGCTTGCTGGATCCACAGACGGGTGTGGGGGATGTTGTATCCATCAACACCCCAATCCAATTCCCGATGCCCTGTGGCATCATATACCTCGAGGAGAGCCTCTTTCATCTCCACGGGCTCTGTTGAGCCTTGCGAGAGGATTCCGAGAGCCTTGAGCAAAGGCTCTCGGAAAAAGGAGGCAGTTGGGGTTGGTTTCGTGGTCATTCGGGATTCTCCTTGTAGCCTTAGTGCGACGTACTAAGGCTACACCTAGCTGGCGAGCATCGCAGAGATGTGGGCGACCTGCGTGGAGTCGAGGGTCACGCCGTCCTTGGTGCTCGCTGCAGCCGCATCAGGGCCAACACGAAGGATGAAGTCTGCACCAGCCTCCAGACGGTAGCTGACGAGGCGACCGATGGGGAGGCGGTTGCTGTTCTTCGCAACCACATCTGCGCGGCTCTTGCTGGCAGGGATGGGGCCATTCACGGCGGTCTCAAGAACGGTCTCACCAATCTTGAGACCCATCAGGTTGATCTGGCCGGGCACTGCGGCCCTGGGGTCACCGGTGCAGTTGCGGCACTTGCACCCATGGTCAGGGTCATCCTTCACACACTTGTAGACCTTACACCCACGGACCTCCTTGCCATCAACCACAAGGGGTTCGTAGACGTGGTCCGAAGTGGACTCGTTCTCACCCTCAAGGGTGAGGTTGAAGGACTTGTCGAGGTCTGCGATGGCGATGCAGACATCCGCAAGGCGGATGTCCTCTCCCTTGCCGTCCTTGATACCCTTGAGGGCGAACTCGGCCACCAAGGCTGCAGGGTCCATGCTCTGCAGCACCTGTCGGCTACGGTCCACCAGACCGTGGTACTTGAAGCCACCGAAGAGGACGACGTGGACCAGATCATCGCCGTAGCGCTTCTTATCTGCGCCACGGCCTGCCTCCTTGCCGACCTTGCGAATCACAAGACCCTGGAAGCGTCCAGGGTGGGCATTGGCGAGGAACATTGCTGTCATATCCGAGGTAGCGTTTGAGGTGTCCATTGGGTTTCTCCTTATTCCACCCTACAACGCACTCGGTTTTTGTCCTGAAACCCAAAGATGTTTGAAATGGGAGTAAAGTGCATCCCGAAGATCAGGCCTGTTCTCTAAAGCACCGAGAACACGAGACAATTCGGGACTTAGAGTGGAGGGTTTCTTGGGAAAAAAGAACTCCTCCTGTAGTTTCAGGTAGGCTGAGAGGGCTGGGTGATCTTCTTCTATATTTAGAAGACTGGTGCGGATCTCCCCTTCCTTCGCCCTATACATAGTCCACGATCCTGACTGGAATTGGCCACTGGCCACATCAGAGGGGCCATTTACAAGGGCATCGGTTCCTACGAAGCATACTCCATTGAGATGGATGGGCTCGGTAGTGCTTGACACAACCGCATTGTCGACAATTTTGGCATAGTCGTCTGCATAGACAAAGCCAAATACCCTAGCCTGATCACACACCTGTACTTTGCCTCTCAAGACTGTCTCCAAGGTGACCCCAAGCTGCCCAACTTTGGCATCACCCATCACCTCAACTTCCTCAAGAAGTTGAGCTGCCCCACACACTTGGGCTTGGTCAAAAACAGCGGAGTACCCGGATAACTTAACCTCCCCAGAAATGTGAGCTTGACCTGACACTTCGGCATGTCCAGAGATCTTTACAAGGTCTCCGATGACAGCCATATCCATGATACGGGCACCCCCAAAGACCTGCACTTTCTGTCCTAGGAAGACAGTGGATTCCACCATTGCCGTATCAGCAACCCAACCCCCGATAGACCCATCGGGGTTTTGATGACGATGGGCAGGGACAGACCCTTGACCAAAGTTGTAGACTGTCATGCCTGGGCACCGCTGAGGAAAACCTCTAGAGGCGAAGACACCCTGGCATACTTCAGCTGCTCTACACCCTTGGTAGATAGGCGATAGGGATGGTTGCTATCCGGATTCAATTGTCCGGACTCTCCCAAGTTCTTCAGGAGGGTTTGCACTGGGGTTGAGACCTCCACCGAAGACTCTAGATCACCCAAGCTTGCTGTTGGGTGGTGGAGCAAATACTCCTGCACCACCAGAGTGTCATTTATTTCCGTCCTGAGGCCCCTCAGGGCCGTCCTAGCCTTCGTCAGGTAACTTGAGGCGTGAGCGTAGCTAACGCCCTCCAGAGCCGCTACAGACGAAATGCTGCGCTCTTCAACCAAGTACCCAAAATACTTGGAGAACTGGTTGGCCCCGACAGCCTTACGGGACCGCATAGCCTGCTCAACCTTCTCCAAGCCTTTCTGGAGATGGAGATCTGCATCAGGCAGAGGGAGGGTGTCTTCCACATCAAGGGTGACTCCCATGTCCTCCTCTACAAAGGACTTGTGAACTCCCACCCAATCAGGAGCATTGATCGCAGAAGGGGCTCCCAAAGAACGTTCCCTTTCAGACAGGGCACCATTGAAGGAGCGCATGTGGCCATCCTTGCCCCGATTGCGAATGGTCGAAAAGATCGACCGAATGCACCAGCTCTTCAAGACACTCAAGGACAGATGAAGTCCTTCAGCTAAGGACTTCCTGAAGGAATCACGAGCGATAACGCGTGCCAGGAAATTGTGGACGTGATCCACAATTTCCCCGCGCTGAGCTTCCAAGAACACACTAGGGTGTTTGGATACCGCTGAGATCAAACGGTTGTACAGATTGTGATGCTGCATTTGTCCTTCAAGCCAAATGCTCGACACGTTACGGCCTGAAACCCGTAGGACAACCGACCGTTGAATACCTTGAGGAGTCAGACCACAACACCCCTTGGCATCTCGGATGAACCACTGTGGGTGGGCGTGAACTGTCAAGTGGTCAGTCTTGGACACAGGGAAGCAAACACCTTGTCGATACTGAGTCCGTTCACCCAATTTGTGGATAAGGCTGTCGCAAGGGGAAAGACCTTCAAGCATCAGGACTCCTGTACGCCAAAAACCTCCCTAAGATTGGAAGTTACTCTTGGCTATGTCTTTTTTGGTGGGAGCCACTACAGAGGACATTGTGTAGGTCGAGGAAGTGGCGACAGGACAATACCTGAAGACCACTTCTCTGTCAAGGCAGATCTTGGCGTTGTTTATCTTATAGCCCAAGGAAAGGTGAAACCCAATCTTTGGAGAAAACCACCCATGCTATCCATGCGTATCGCCAACATGCTCAAAGAAGCCAGCCCCGTCCTTATGGACATGTATGCTCGGGCTAGGATCCTTGAGTCCGCCAAGGGGATGCCTAAGTGGTCCCTTTCAAGGAACCCTCTTTCTTTGCTCCACGAAGGCCCTATGCTCTTCCCTGACGTGGATCCCCTATGGTTCATCAAGAAAGATCTAGGACTCGCCAGCGAGGTCTTGAGGGCAGCCAATAAGATCTTGGGGGCAGTCTCCTCAGGGGAAGCCTCAGGGGAAGAGATCGCTCAGAACATGGCAGCCGGTTTGGCCAATTCTGGGGAAGAGCGTTCCGACATCTATGGTGATGTGGGTAAGGCCAAGGGTGCAGGGATCCTCAATGGCTCTGTCTCCCCTAAGGATGTCAAAGGAGCCCTCTCCGTTCTAGCTAAGAACAGAGCCATTGATGTGTGGCGTAAGACTCTACGCCACAAGAAAGAACGGGAGAAGAATTACCCTTCCCTAGCTCAACCAGGTGAGCTTTCGGATGTGCCAGCTCAGGTGGATGTAGACAGAAGTCCAGCTGACGTTCTGATGTCTTTGCTATCAGGCCCTAAGGGGAATGAACTCCGCAACTGGATCTACAAGACCGTTGAGCAAAAGGGTTCACCCATTCAGCTTGCTGTCTTTGAAGCCGAGTTGAACCTCATGCAGAAGTCTCACAAGGACCCTGCAGCTAGGGATCTTGTGGATGAAGTAGCTAGACTAACAGGGGGGCCACCAATCTCTCTCACCGCCATCAACAAGCATCGTAGGAATGTGAAGGAACTTCTACAGCACGAACTGAAGAAGAACCCTAAGGTCCTGGACTGGATGGACAGGTATATGGACCTTGCTCAACTAGGCTATGGTGGTGGCCAGCTCAGGATGGCTTCTAGGATTGCAGATCGCTTCCTTTCGGGTAGATAGTTTCATCTAGGGGTTGACACCAACCTACCTCTAGGTATAAGTATCTTTCGTCGATCCACTCGACCCCTGAAGGGGTCGTTTCATATTTGGAGTCTTGGACACATCAGCCGGTTTTTTAGGAGTCGGGGCTTTTGTCAATCCAAGAGGGGCAGATACCTAGGTAACTAGGGTGAAAGGGAACCACACTGGATCAACCCTATACGAAAAAGGTATAGGAAATGGCACCTAGAATGGGATCTACCCTAATCTACTTGTAGATGGGTAATCGGGTTAACCCATTGTCTCCTCGACCGGTGGTGAAATACTGAGAGTCGTTAGATGATGTGTTCTTCTATCTCAATCCGTACCATACATCTCTTCTGTATACCTATTAGACTGAAGACTTAGATGTAGGGAGTAAGGATAAAGCAGATGGACCTAATGAACAAAACAATGAAGAAAGAAATCGAAAACAGAATGACCTAAAACAGAACGAAAGAGAACAAGGAAAAGAAGAAGAAGAAAAAAGAGAGAGCGAAGATAAGTAAGAGAACTAAGACAGAGAAGAATAAGAATCCAAAAGTTAAGACTGAGAATAGTAGATTAAGAAGAGTAATCTAAGTTGATTGAGATCCAGAGAGGAGTCTTCTATGACCAATAGAGTAGGTAGAGGACAAATCCTAACAGGAGATCAGTTGGCTGATAGCCTGGCCCTAGTAGTCTATTACTACTTTCAGAGTAAGACGAACATCTACTTCCCTAATAGCTCTGTGTCGGGACCATCTGAGTTTGTTCAGATCTCTATCAGAGGGTTGGATGTAGATGAGACAGATAGAAGTAGGTTCCCTATGACGATAGGTTGGAGGCAATGGGAAACCATTCTGTCACCTATCCTGAATGATCCAAAGTGGAGCAAGTCCCTAGGTCACTTAGGTGGAACCGTATCCTTGATAGATAATGGGATACCTGTATTGGAAGTCGGTCCAGGAATCCTATCAGGGGATAGAAGAGAAGCAATCCGGATCCTGAAAGAGACAATCAGACAGAAGGCTGTTGAAGCAGGATATGGACCCCCTGTTGGTTTGTAAGTAGACGAGGGTGGGGTAGAAGAGGGGGATGACATAGAAGGAGTCCCCCTATGGCTAGTTCAAAGAGAGCACCGAGACCACAACCCACACACCCTGATGTGGGAAAGGTAGTCTGGGTTACCTGTAGGTCTGATAGACCCTGTGGGTCAAATCAAGTCACTGTGGTGATGAAGTCCAAGAACCCTACGGGTGGTTGGTCTGTACGTTACAAGTGTAACCACTGTGGTGGTTCGTTCTTCATCAACACCTGATAGGTCTTGAAACATGTCTGTCCTATTTCATGGACCTACTGCTAGGGAATCTGCCCTAAGGTTTGCTGAAGAGTCAGGAAGACTCTTGGCACCCCCTATGGGTGATGACGGCCTGAGTGTAGAAACCTCTAGAGAGGTGGTAAGCCTCTTAAGTCGGTCGCCAATTGGCGACCAGATTGGGGTCGTGGTCATTGGTCCTATGGACAGAATGAAGTCGTCTGAAGCGGCTGACAGTTTGTTGAAGACCCTAGAGGATTTTGATGCCAGTATCCTGTTGCCTATCCTTTGGGCTGATGATGCTGGAGGGGTTCCAGGAACCATTCGATCCCGTTGTACGGAGAAGTGGTGCCCAAGTCCTCCGGGTTCTTCGGAAGATCTAGCCTATCTCCAAGTAGCGGAGTCCCTGTGTGAAGCAGCCATCCAACAGAAGGTAGCCGCTGTCATAGAGATTCTGATGGAGAATAAGGATCAGGAGTTGGAGATCCTAAGGGCTTCAACTAGTCTGCTTGCTGCCAAGGAAGCTTGGCCTTTAGGTTCGAGACTTCTGTTGTGGGACTCCTTGAGGGAATGTCTTTCCCAAGTTCGTCCTTCCCCTAGAACCATTCTTGCGGCGTACTTGATCTAATGGCTAAGCGATATGGGGGTTGGGACAACCCCCCTCCCGTGTTGGTTCTTTCGGGCTCAGAGGGGTTCCTGAGGCGTCGTGAACTCCAGAAGGGTCTACGGGCGGCTGGATTCACAAAACGCTCTGTAGACTATGTAGACGGCTCAGATTCAGGTGCTCTGTTGGATGCCCTTGATGGTGGTCTGTTGGCTATGGGCCCAACCCTACTGGTTGTGTCCAACCCCAATGCCGTATCCCTCCCTGTAATCCAGGGACACCTTGAGGCAGATGACAACACCATCTGTATTCTCCTAGTACATGAGGAGAAGGTTCGGAAGGGGAGTAATCTGGAGAAGATCTCTGCTCTACTCCCTGAGAAGTCACGTCTCACTCACAACCCCCCAGAGAAGGCACACCTGGCTAAGGATCGAGCCGTTGCTTTTGTAGTGAGAGAAGCTCAGGCTAGGGGTAAGAGGATTTCGGGAGACTTGGCTGAAGCCTTGGTGGACAAGGTGGGGCTAGATTTAGGGATTCTGTACTTCGAAGTGCTGAAGGTCTCTACCTACATGGACTACCATTCTATCGGGGAGATTGTTCAGCCTGCACATTTGAAGGCCACCATGATGATGGCTGGGTCTTCAAATGTGAGTGCTGTCTCAGACGCTCTAGGTCGAGGACACATCTTGAAGGTTCTGAGGGCCTTGGAGGGTCTGTCAGGAGGTCTGGAAGAAGAGGAGGGTGGTAGGACCCTCATGGTCGTGGCTTGGTTGAGCAGCCAAGCCACCAAGTGGCTCCATGCGGCTTGTTTGTTGGATATGGGGGCAGAAGAAGCCGAGGCGGCTTCTAGGATGTCCATCCACCCCTATGTGTACAAACAATTCCTCGTCCCCCCTGCAAGGGTTTGGGGCCAGAAGAATTTAATCCGGTTGTTGAAGCGTCTGGTCAAGGTTGAGGCTGCAGTTAAAAAAAGCCACCTTTCACCATGGCGAGAATTAGAAGCCGCACTGATTACGGCATGTAAGGGCCTATAGGTGTGCCGATCCGGGTAAAATGTTTTTGGGTTCAGAGTGGTATCCGATTGATACCCCTACCCCTAATACAACCCTACAATGAAGAAGGAAGGCATGACCATGACGTATGTGGACGCTTCTGATGGTATTTCTGTCTCTACGAATTTAGATATCTTGGACGGTGGGGTCACACTACAAGCGCCCAAGAGTCCTTTCCCAAACCTTCTCTCTGAGTTTGTGTTCACGCGCACTTATAGCCGTTGGCTCGAGGGAGAGTCTCGTCGAGAGACTTGGGAAGAGACCGTCACACGTTACACAGACTTTATTGTTTCAGAGCGCAAGATCCCCACACAGGTGGTAAAGGGCATCCATGCCGCCATCCTGAGCATGGATGCCATGCCCTCTATGCGAGCCCTATGGTCAGCAGGTGAAAGTGCACGTCGTGACAACACGATGCTGTACAACTGTGTTGGTCAGGAGACTCAGTTCATTACTGAACAGGGCGTAAGGTCATTCAAGGACTTTACGGATGGGGATAAGGTGAAGGTCCTCACCCACACCGGTGCATGGAAAGATGCGGTTGTTCATAGCTATGGTGAACAGCGTCTTCAGAATATCCGTCTTGCACGGGGTCGTTCATCCTATACTGTTCGAGCTACTGCCAATCACCAGTGGGTTTTGAGTGATGGAGCTCGCACGCGTGCTTTGCAAACAGGCATGCACCTGCACCGCCCCCCATCCCATGTAGGCACATGGGAGTATGAGGATAGCGATCCTGTAGCACGCTACTACTGGGCTCTAGGGTTCACCTACGGTGATGGGACTCGTGTGAAGGATCGTGCAGGGGAGTACAAGTACTCCATGGTACGCCTGTGTGGTGCCAAAATGTCATTCCTGCCTCGTTTTCAGGAGTTGGGTTTTAAGACAAGTGCTCCTGCAACTTTTGGAGGAGATGCTGTGGCGTACACAGGCCATTACCTCAAGACACTCCCCTCTGTTGAGGAGGATGGCTTTGAGAATGTGGTGGCTTTCGTTCGTGGGCTCCTAGATGCGGATGGCCACAAGAACGCTAATGGCTCCGCCCCAAGCCCCTCCAATAGCATCCAGGTGTCGGGTGCTGAGGCTATCACGTTCGTTCGGGATGTGTTCCCAACTGTTGGTGCGTACATCTCCAGGGAAGTCACAGGGAAGACAACCAACTTGGGTGTTCGACCTGCCACTTCGAACTTTGGGTTGGTTCTTGGGTTTGGAGATTCTCAAAATTCCACGTTCAGTGTTCAATCCATTGATGATGATGTGGTTGAGACCGTTTGGTGCCTTGAGGTAGAGGACGACCACTCCTTCGTCCTTCCTAATGGCTTGGTCACAGGTAACTGTAGCTTCACCCCTATTGATTCTCTCCGTGCTTTCACAGAGATTCTGTACATCCTGATGATGGGAACTGGTGTTGGCTATTCTGTGGAGCGCCAGTTCACCAGCAAGCTCCCTCTGGTCCAGCCTCGTACTTACCAGACGGTCCCTTTTGTTATTGCTGATAGCACGGATGGGTGGGCTGATGCTTTCCAGTTTGGCTTGGAAAACTGGTTTGCAGGCAACGCTGTTGCGTTCGACTACTCCTTGATTCGTCCTGAAGGTGCTCCCCTTAAGACGAAGGGCGGACGGGCTTCAGGCCCTGATCCACTGAAGCGCCTTTTCGACTTCTGTGAGCAGACTGTGTTGGCTGCTGCAGGTCGGAAGATCAAGTCCATTGAGGCTCATGACATGGCTTGCATGACGGGTGAGATTGTCATGTCAGGTGGTGTTCGTCGTGCTGCACTGATCTCTATCAGTGATGTGGATGATGAGGATATGCGCCATGCCAAGGACTGGTCAAGAGGGGAGTTCCCCACCCTTCGGTACATGGCAAACAACTCGTCCTTCTATGCGGAAAAGCCTTCTGAAGAGGTGTTCTGGAAGGAGTGGGGTGCGCTAGTCCAGAGCAAGAGTGGAGAACGTGGGTTCTCCATTGACTCTTGGCACAAGAGAGCGAATCGTCCCAAAGGTAAGGTTAGAACAAACCCCTGCGTCACGGGCGACACCCGCGTCATGACCAACAGAGGTCTTGTACAGATTGTCGACCTCGTTGGCTCTCCGTTCAACGTGGCTGTTGACCGCCGGTTCAACACCACCGTACTGACCAGGGCTACAACGTTCAAAGGGGCGTTCAAGACGGGCACCAAGGAAGTGTTCACCCTCAAGACTTCTGAGGGCTACACTCTCCGTCTCACAGGAGACCACCAGGTCATGACCTCTGACGGGTGGAAAGAGGCTCAACACCTTGAGGTGGGTGATCTCCTCCACCTGGCCAACACGGAGGGCATGTTCGGCCAACGTGGTGGTGCAGACGCAGGGATGCTCGCGGGATGGGTCACTGGTGATGGGTGTCTGCTTGCCGAGGATGGTAACTCCCCACGGCTCTATTTCTATGGAGCCGACCACCACCTTGTTGATCAGATGCTTGACGCCACGGAGCGGCTCACGGGTTCTCGTCCATCGGTTTCAACCTATGTCGCCAACGACCGCAAGCATTTTGAGTGTGCGGCTCTGCGGGAGCACCTCGGCCAGGTCATTGAGGACAAATTCCGCACACCCGAGTTCGTCTGGCAGGGCACCGAGGAGTGCCAGCGTTCCTACCTGTCCGCCCTGTTCTCCGCCGATGGGTCGGTGGGAGGTAACCGCGAGAAGGGTGCCTACGTCCGGTTGCATTCATCGAAGCTCGATCTGCTCCGTGATGTTCAAACCCTTCTCCTCAACTTCGGGATCGCCTGTTGCATCTACGAGGAGCGGCGTCCCGCTGGCTACCGTGACCTCCCTGATGGGAGGGGAGGCTACAAGACCTATTTGTGCGAGGCTGACCACGACCTCCACATCTCCAAGGAGAACATGATTCAGTTCCATGAGCGGATTGGGTTCATCCACCAGGATAAGCAAGCGAAGCTCGCATTCACGATCGAGTCCCAAGTGGCACAGATCGGTGTGAGGGGGGCGAGCGGTCGTCCTGGACGTGGCTTCTTCAAGGAGCCCTTCACGGCTCGGTTTGAGTCCCTGGTCTTGGACGGCGTCGAAGACGTGTTCGACATGACCGTACCTGAGATTCATTCGTTCGTGGCCAATGGCCTCGTCGTTCACAACTGCGGAGAGATTGGACTCCGGTATCTGGATTCTGAAGATTCCATCACTGGTTCCGGCGGGTCGGGTCAGTTTTGCAATTTGTCAGCCGCAATCATGCGCTCAGAGGATACGATTGCAACCTTTGCTGAGAAGGTACGTCTAGCCACATGGATGGGTGTTATCCAAGCTTCCTTCACCCACTTCCCCTACCTTCGTCCTGGTTGGTCTAAGACTTGTGAGGAGGATCGTCTATTGGGTGTAGACGTTACAGGGCAGTGTGATGCCCCGCACCTTTCGACAGACCCGGAGGCAATGACCTACTTCAACCGTGTTGCGATTGACACGGCGGCAGAGGCTTCAGCCTACTTGGGCATCAATATGCCTGTGGCAATTACCTGTGGCAAGCCCAGTGGCAATAGCTCCCAGCTTGTGGATTGTGCCAGTGGTTTCCATGCTCGATATGCCCCCTACTACATCCGTCGAGTCCGTGTTTCTTCCTCGGATCCTTTGTACATGCTGATTCGTGATTCGGGAGTCCCGGTCCACAAGGACAACCAGTTTGTGACGTGGGCGGATGCGGATTGTCCTACTTGGGTGGCGGAGTTCCCTGTCAAGGCACCTGAGGGAGCTATCTTCCGGGATTCGGAGACGGCGTTGGAGATGTTGGATCGGTATCTCAACATCATGAATACTTGGTGTGGGGAGAGGGGTCACAACCAGTCCGTGACCATCTATGTCAAGGACCATGAGTGGGAGGAGGTTGGGCAGTGGGTTTGGGATCACTTCGACGAGATCACCGGACTTAGTTTCTTGCCCTACAGTGGTGGCAATTACAAGTTGGCTCCCTATGAAGAGATTGATGAGTCCACCTACAATGAGTGGATGACTTGGTTCCCTGAAGTGGACTTCTCCCTTCTCTCTGCCTATGAGAGAGAGGACCGAGGAGAGGGGGCACAGGAGCTGGCATGTATTGGTGGTTCTTGCACCATCGACTATGATGTAGAGGCTCTTGAAGCTGCGGGTTTGGTTGACAAACCCTAGCCCGTAGCGGTTTGTTAAGTACCTCCTATAGGGTAGGAGGTACTTGAAGACCTCAACTTTCAGACGCACTAAAAGCGGCACCTGGGTTTTCTAGGTGCCGCTTTTATGTTTGTGTCAACCTAGGAGCAAGCAAATGTACTTTTCAGGACGGGTACACACCCTGGTTTACTCGAATCCAGAGAAGGGCTATTACGTTCTCAAGATGGTGCTGGACAATCCTGATGTCAGCAAGGTGAGTCCTAATTTCCCGATTACGGTTGTAGGAAATGTGACAGGCCTCCACGTCAAGATTGGGACGTGGTTTGGTTTTGAGGCAGCTTGGGTTGTAGATCCCAAGTTTGGGAAGCAGCTCCGGATTCAGAAGGCACCTGTGGTCCAGACTGTTTGGGATACGAAGATTGCTGTGTCCATGCTGTCCTCACATGGGGTTGGGGAGCAGGTCTGCCAGAAGTTGGCTAGGTACTTCGGTGAAGATCTTGTTTCTGTCCTTGATGACTATGATGCAAAGGCTTTGGGCGAAGTTCCAGATATGCCCGAAGCAACGGCTGTCCACATCCTTGCAACGTGGCGGACGGTTCGGTCTTTTTTCTTGACCTTGGATTTCCTGTCGGACGCGGGCATCCCAAAGGCGAAGATCACACAGGTGTGGGCACTCTTTGGCGATGAGACGAAGGAAGTCCTTTCCCAAAACCCATGGGCTTTGGTGAAGGTGGAGGGTATTCGCTTTGAGCAGGCGGATGAGGTGGCGAAGCGTTTGGGTCTGAGCATGGACAACCCTTTGCGAATTCGGGGTGCGGTCCTCTATGCCTGCAAGAACCGTCGAGGCCTGGGGCACTTGTACTTGTCCTCTGGGGACATGGTTGAGGCGGTGCAGGAATTTGCGGGTGGGGCTTCTGATCTGGATATTGCCAAGGCATTGAAGAAGCTTCACCAAGATGGGGCTGTGATTTTGGATAGGACTACTCGTCCTGGGGTGCTTGCTATTTATGAACCGTGGTACTACCACCTTGAGCAGAATTGTTCAGATCTTCTCTATGCTCGTATTAGCAGTGCAGACCCCAAGCGGGTGGCTCCCACCATGAACCTAGGACCAGTCACGCAGGCTCAGTTATCCGAGGCCTTGCAGGCTGCAATTGTGAAGCCTTATGCCGAGTCTTTGGCTGCTGTTGGCCCCAAGGCTGAAGCCGCGTGGAAGAACGACCCGGAGGATTTGGAGGCCATTGCACTAGGAGGGTTGGAGGGTTGGGCCGAAGGGGGGAAGGTAGTCCTGTCCCCGACCCAGATTACAGGAGCCATGCATGCGCTTACGGCTCCCGTGTCCATCCTGACCGGTCTTCCAGGGACCGGCAAGTGTGTGGCTGACTGGACTCTTGTGAGCGGGCCTTGGGGTGTCCGACCTATTGGTGAGTTCCTGCCTAAGGGTAGTGCTCCTGATACAGCCTATCCTCTCGTCATGCCTTTGGACACCCTTTTGGGTGTCCGTGACACTTCCCACGTTTATGATGGGGGGGTCAAGCCAACCCTTCGGTTGACGACTCAATATGGCTACGTCTTAGAGGGCACGGAAGTCCATCCTGTCCACGTTGCCAATGAGGATGGCGGGGTTGTATGGAAGACCCTTGGGGATATTCAGCTTGGAGACAAGCTTGAGATGGTTGTGGGTCAGATGCTCCAAGAAGATGTCCAACCTCGAAATGGTTTGACAGTTGGGGAGGCCCTTTTGCTGGGGAAGTTTGGCTATCGTGGTGAGGCTGTTCCCCGTAAGGTTTTGGAAGGTGGCCCTAGGGTTATTGCTACTTTCCTATCCAACCTTCCTAGTTTGGAAGTGGATGGCTCGCGGTATGTCTACCCTCCCAACTTTAGGTATGGGTACCAGATCCAGACTCTTTTGCTGATGCTTGGTGTTCTCAGCCACCTTGAGGTCCATTGTGAGGGTGTGTGGGGAGGAGGGGATTCCATTGTCATCCACATCCCCAACGAGGAGCTTCCTGCTTGGGAAGATCTCATTCAACTTGCTCTTACAGGGGTGCATCCTGTCCCGAAGGACAGCCTCAGTTCCATTTTTGTGCCTGTGGTGTCTATTGAACACGGCCAAAGTCCAGTGGTGGACTTTACGGTGCCGGGAGATCATGAGTTCCTTTCAGCGGGGTTCATTTCGCACAACACCACGACCCTTTGTGCGGTCGTGGATGTGTTGAAGGATGCGGGTGTCCCTTTCCTCCTGTGTGCCCCTACAGGGATTGCAGCTAAGCGTATGAGTTCTCTTACCCGTGCTCCTGCTGCAACGGTCCACAGAGCTTTTAAGGCGCAGGGATGGGACAACGGGGAGGAGAGAGAGTCTTCCTATGTGGGCATCGTGGGGGCTTCCTCCAACGTGGAGAGTTCAGACAGTTCAGAGGAAGAGTGGGGCTATGGCCCTTCCAACCCTCACCCTGCAAAAGTGATTCTGGTAGATGAGGTGTCCATGCTGGATGCGCACCTTCTGTACCGTGTGCTGTCCTGCACAGACCCGCATGCTCGTTTGGTCTTTGTTGGGGACCCTGCACAGTTGCCATCCGTTGGGCCGGGGAATGTGCTTCGCGACATGATCCAGTCAGAGAAGTTCCCTACGGTCAACTTGACAGAGATCTTCCGCCAAGAGGAGACCTCTGGGATTGTCTTGGCCGCACATGCGACGTTCCGTGGTGAAGTGCCCACCTATGGTCGAACGAAGGATTCGGACTTCGTCCTTCTGGAGTCCAGTGATGAGGAGCGGATTCTGGAGATTGTTGTGCAGCTCGCCACCAAGTTGTACACTCTACGAGAGAACTTCCAGGTGCTCTCTCCAAAACATGCGGGGGTTCTGGGTGTGACCAACCTTAATCAGCGGTTAAGGACTATCCTTAACCCAGGGGCACCGGGGTTGCAGGAGATTCGGTTGGGTTCTGAGGTTCTCCGCGAGGACGATCGTGTTATGGTGGTGAAGAACAACTATGACAAGAACATTTTCAATGGCGATGTGGGCAAGGTAGTTCGAATCGACCGTAAGGCTCAACTTGTTGAGGTCAAGCTACATGGCCCTCCTGTTGTCCATGTGCAACTGGCCTTCAAGGACGCACCTAAGTTCCTGCGACTGGCTTATGCCGTAACCGTGCATAAGAGCCAGGGACAAGAGTATGATATCATCCTGATGCCCATGGTGAAGAGTTTCTACCACCAGCTTCAGCGCAACCTGTTCTACACAGCGATCACCCGTGCCAAAAAGCGAGTCTTCTTGGTGGGTCAGCATGAGGCCTTGACCCGTGCGGTGTACAACAGCCAAGAAGATGTAAGGAACACATTACTTCCTGACCGATTGGCTATTTCTTTTGCTAAGGACAAGAAGTAATGCCCCTGTTCGGGTATTCGGGGTGTCATGGTTAACCCATGACACCCCCTCCCCAAAAGGTGGACAATATGACACATGATGAGATGCGAGCTCATATTGCTCGTGTGAATGGCAAGATGCGAGTAACCAAGGTTGTTGCCACAAGGGCAGTGAAGACCCCTAAGGGTGAGTTTTTTGCTGGGTTCTCCGCAGCTTGGGATAGTATTCAAGAAAGTGGCCCTGGAGCAGACCTCAACCTGACGATGGAAGATCAGGAAGCGTCTTCGCAGGGTGGTATGACAATTAAGGAAGCCACGACGGCACATAGCCTTTTGGCTATGCAGGCTGATCTAGCTGCATACCGCACAGCCTATGCCAATGGTGCCTTAACCAAAGAGCAATTTGATTCTGTGGCAGAAGATCTCAAGAAGAGTTATTCCCGCATTATCCGGAGCAGCCTCCTCAGCTAGAGGTAGGGTGTGCTCTCTAACAGGAGGATTTGCTTTGACAATTAAAGGCTTGCCTGTGGTTAATGAGGCCACTATTACAGGTGTTTTCACTTCATTGGAGTCCATGGAAGTGGACTTGGATACCGACCCTTTGGCATATGGTCCAAAGAGGATGGCAGCAAAGGTTGCACAGGCACGAGGGATGCTCACCAAGTGTGAGCGGATTTTCCTTCAGGTATCCCAGGATCTTTCGCTGTACAAGCGAATGTTCCGTACCAGCCAATTGGACTTCGACCTGCAAAAGCAGGATCTATTTGCCAACGATCCTGAAGTCCGTTCTGGGCGCAACGTAGCAGACCGTGAAGCAATGGCAACAATGAAGCTTCGGGATGCTCGAGAAGATCTGATCCAGATGGAGGTTTCCATCCAGGACCTCGAAATGGTGATGACCGTTATCAAAGCAAAGCGAGCCGACTTGAGGGATATCCAGAGCAGGTTGCGTGAACAACGCTCACTCTGTGAGAGTGAGGTGTCCATTGGTGCCAAGTGGGGGTCTAAGGCTCCTCCCGGTGTCCAGACCCCCCCTAGGCTGGATGCTGCACCGCACATCTCCCGCAATGCTTTGCAGCAGGTTCAGGCAGTACTGGCTGATTCCAGTGAGGTAGCAATCTCACCAGAGGATGCTTCATGGATGGAAGAGGATGAGGAGACCAGCCCTGAGATCCTAGCTATCATGGCGGAAGTCGAGGCGGCTTCCGCAGGCAACTTGGATTGGGAAGTCTCCAATCCTACTTCTGATCCCGAGTCCAAAGAGCAAGAGGCACCTGAGGACTTGGATGCAGTCCTCGATGCCCTAGGTTCAGGTGAAGAGACTCAAGAAGAAGTCAACCCTCCTACTGAGGAGACCTTGGGTGACTTTTTGAGTTCCACTTTTGGAGGAGGGACTCCAGAAGAGCCACTGTCCATCCCCGAAGTGAAGTCTGATGATGCAGTGGATCAGATTTTTTCAGCGTTCCAACCAGAGGAAGCTGCCAATCCTTCTCCAAGCCTTGATGAAGTGGATATGGATTCCCTAATCGACATGTTTTCTATGTGAGAGTGGTTTTTTCTAAACCGTAACCGGGTAACAATACGGGCGACACCCGTTCCTATTACCTCTGACCTAGTGTCGCAGAACAGGAGAAGAAGATGGCTGACAATGCGTTCATGGATTTCACGTTTGATGGTGGTGATGAAGTCATTACCCAAAAGTCCAAGAAGTTCAAGGGCAAGGAAGGAGAAACCTACCGTGTTTCCTTTCCCTGGCTTGGTAAGGATAAGGAGGGTGCGGATATTGTCCGTTTCTCTGGATGCCTCCGACTCTACCTTGCGGGTGTTGGGTACTTCCTGAACAAAGGGCCTGAGTATGCCAAGATCGCAGGCGCGCCTGCTAAGCAGGCCGTAGCAACGGTCATTGTTGTGTGGCCGACCGACCGAAATGGTCGCTTGGACAAGGAAGCCTTTGCTCGTGGGGAGTATCAGGCCATGCCGTGGGTCTTCAGCGCAGATAAGTACGACGTGCTGAAGCGTCGCAATGACCAGTTCCCTCTGAGTGAGTACGACCTCACCATCACCTGTACGGACACCACCTACCAGAAGATGGATATCTCTCCGTGTAAGGAGAGCCTATTCCGTACCTTGGCAAATGGCAATGAGCGGAGCAAGGCTGTTGCTCAGCAGATCACCGAGCAGGTGGCTTTGGTGGCTGACAATCTCAAGACAGATCTTGCACGAGATCTGACGATTGATCAGATTCGTGAGAAGCTTAGTGGTGCTCCTGGCGGCGGACCCCGTCCCGCAGGCCCTGTGGGAGCTTCTTCAGAAAATGTCGCAGAGCTGCTCTCTGGTTTGCTGGACGACTAGGTTTTCATTGGGGGGGATGGTGCAAATATGCGAGTACTTGGGCTCGACCCCTCTTTGACAAACTTTGGTTGGGGGATGCATGACACCGAAGCAATCGGGCGTGATCGTTGCCCCCAACGAGGTCGCTTCCAGACATCCAGTAAGACGCTCTTCGTTGACCGCTATGTTGAACAACGGGAGGCTCTTAGAGCCCTTGTACAGGAATTAAGACCTGACAAGGTCTCTCTGGAATTCCCGGTGTTCAACAATTTGTGGTCAGAGGGCATGTATGGTCTGTTCCTCTACACCTGTGAAGCTCTTAAGTTAGAGAAACAGGATGTGGTGTTCTGGTCTCCGGGCCAGATCAAAGGCCATGCTTTCGATTCCTTGGGTCGCCCTAAGGGTTGGAAGATGATGAAGGCTGATATGGTGGATGCCGCAAAGGCAGACACTGGTGGTGGTACATGGAACCACAACGAAGCAGACGCCTATCTGGCTGCCCGCCTTGGTGCCCGTTTTTGGCTTCTCCAGGCAGGCTCTCTCAAAGAGAGAGACCTGACCGCTAGAGAGCGGAAGATGTTCTTGGATATTCATCGGTATGTTCGAGGGGCAAAGGCGGGGAAAGTTCAATTAAAGGGTGTTTTGTACCGCGAAGATGAACGATTTTTCAATTGGTCCAAAGAGACCTAGGAGCCCCAGATGGCACGAGTTAAAGGCACAACGAGCACGGCACAGGCACAGCCAAAGCCAAAGAATGGCACCTTGGCGCTGGCTCGTGCTGCAGCAGTCACACTTCTCAAGAAGCCAGAAGCAGAGTGGCGAGTAGAGTTGAATCCAGATCTGCTGAAGGAGCCACTCCCCCACCTACCTACCGGGTCCCTTATCATTGACTACCTCATTGGTGGTGATGCAAATTCCTTTGGCGTTCGCCCTTGTCCAGGGCTCCCAAGAGGTCGTGTGTCCCAGCTATGGGGCCATGAAAGTGCAGGAAAAACCACACTAGCTCTGACGGCCGCGGCGGTGACCTGTGCTCAGGGTGGTACGGTTCTCTACATTGACTGGGAGAATGACATTGTCCCAGACTATGCTGCAGCCTTAGGGGTTCCTATTTCGGACCCCACCAAGTTTGAATTGGTACAGCCAAACACGCTTGAGGATGGAATCAAGCTCGCCATGATCTATGCCTCCGCCGGAGTAGACCTGATTGTGTTTGACTCTGTCGGTGCGGCTGTGCCTGCACGCATTGCCAACCGTGAGATGTCAGATGCAGGTGAGCAGGCAAAGGTCGGAGACCTGCAGGCGGTCTGGTCCATGGAGCTGCCAAACCTGAAGAGCATCATTGCCCGCAAGGGTACGGCTGTTCTGGGGATTAGTCAGATTCGAGCTAAGATCTCCACCATGCCAAGCAATGGTCCAACCACCCAGCCTCAGGGAGGTAACGCGTGGAAGTTCTACTCCTCGGTTCGTTTGGAGCTTCGTCGCGTCAAGAATGAGAAGTCCAACCTGTATAACGCCCTTACGCACAAGAAGGACGAGCGGGTTACCGGTGGCATCATTCGCGCCAAGGTGATCAAGTGCAAGCTCTCGTCTTCACAGGGACGAGAGGAGGCCTTCTACATTCGATGGGGTACAGGAATTGATGATATGCGTTCAGTAATGGAGATCGCCAGCGCCCACAACATCATCAAGAAGAAGGGTGCTTGGATGGAGTGGAATAGCCCCAGTGGCTTGATCAACAAGCAAGGTGTCAACCAGTTCCGCGAGCATCTGGAAGCGAACCCCGACGACTTCCAGGCCCTCTACCATCAGGTCCTACCGTTCCTGGGCCAAGGCACCTTCACAGAAGATGACCTTGAGGACATTGATGATGTGGGTACTCTCCTTGCCGAGATGGAGGACACTCTTCTTGGTGACGCCCCTAGGGTTGAAGTAGACGAAGATTCGGAGTAGATGATGGCCATCCAAGTTCGAGTGCGTAATTTTCAAAGT